GAACTGTTAGCTAAATATGTCAACTTCCCTGATTACATGACTCGACGTGCGACTGCCCTGGGTATCAAGACTGACGGACTTATTAACACTGAAGAGCAAGTCCAACAGAAAGAGATGGCTCAACAGAAAGCCCAACAGCAAGCCCAACAGCAACAGATGATGGAACAGACTGGCGGAAAGGTAGCCGAGAAGATGGCACCTAAAGGCCCACAAATGGAGGCTCCACCTAATGAGTGAAGACCAGAAGATTGAACAACCTGCTGAAGCTAGAAAGGAAGTCCGTAAGAAGTCTTCCAAGACAGCTCCGGTAGTCGAACCAAAAGTAGAGCCAACTGCCAAGCGCAAAGATGGCCGTGAGTTTCGTAAGATGCCCTCCGGTGCAACTGCACTGGTTTAACTAAAGAGGTGAGATAGACATGGTACAAGCTGTAAATACAGGTTCTGCAGTGGATCACGAACAGACCGCTGCTCCAGAAGGTCATGACCAAGCGATGGCCGATAAGTTTGATGCTACCCAAGAAAAGGCATTGAACCCTGAAGGCACTCCTCCAGTTGAGGAAAAGCCTAATGAAGATGAGTTGATCCTCGGTAAGTTTAAATCCCAAGAAGAACTGGAAGAAGCTTATCGTAGTCTTGAATCAAAGCTGTCCTCCGGTAATAAGGAAGATACCACTACTGATGATAAGACCGGTGATGATGCTCAGGAAGAAATCAACAAGACTGCTGAAGAAGCTGTAGAGAAAGCTGAAGGTGTCGATATGGAAACCCTCAGTAGTGAATATGCTGAGAACGGTAGCCTTACTGATACTAGCTATGAAGCTCTCGAAAAGGCTGGCATTCCCCGCAACATGGTAGACCAATTCATTGAAGGTCAAGAAGCCAAAGCTGCTCAGATGGGTTCTGAACTCATGGGCCAAGTTGGTGGTGAAGAAGCCTTCGGTAATATGGTTGAGTGGGCCTCTTCCAATTTGGATGGTGAGTTCCTCGATCAGTATAACGCCGAGGTTGAATCAGGCGATGCCCGCCGTATGGAACAGGCAGTTAAGGCGGTGGCTTATGAGTACACCAAGGCCCGTCCCACTGAACCAAACCTAACAGGCGCTACCTCACAAGGTGGAGGCACTACCGCTGGTTATCAATCGATGGCCCAGGTTACTGCTGCAATGTCAGACCCACGCTATAAGAAAGACTCAGCGTATCGTTCTGAGGTTGAGCAGAAGCTGGCCGCATCTAACGTACTGTAAGGAGATCCTATGGCCCTCGGCACCGCAGCTATTGTCGGGGGTTTGTTTGACGTTGGTTCCAAAGTAATTGACCGACTGTTTCCAGACCCCGAACAGCAAGCAGAAGCTAAGAGAGAACTCCAGAAGCTTGAACAGGAAGGTGAGCTAGAACATATGTCTGTAAGGCTATCAGCAATCATGGCTGAAGCTAACAGTGAAGACCCATGGACATCTAGGGCAAGACCCTCGTTCATGTATGTGTTCTATCTGGTGATCCTCTTCCTCGTAATCATAGCGCCCTTAGTGGGTGTGTTCTATCCAGAACAGATGACACTCTTCTTTGATAATGTTTCCAAAGGATTCAAAGCTATCCCCGAAGAGTTATGGGCAACATTCACCGCAGGTTATCTCGGGTATGGCGCTTTCAGATCTTATGACAAACGACAGAAGGCTAAACCATAATACCCCACACCTAAGGAAGGACTTAAGGCTCTTACGTTGTCTCTCTCCTCTCTCTTTAGTTGAACAGCCTTCACCTCTTGCTCCGATCTGGAGTTACGTGAAGGTTTTTACCTTTTAGAAAGCCCTCGATGTGTATGGCGTACAGCTCGCACTGGCAGCAAAGCCGGTGAGCAATTCGTAATCCTACAGGATCTCCCGCTTAGAACCTTGGCCCGATGAGTCGGATAACTAATGTGACCGCGTGATGAATGACTGTTCGGAGGAACGAAGGAAACAACTACTCCACGCAATCTTTCACATGAGGCAATAACCATGGCTGATGCAACCGTATCACGGCTAGGTCAAATCAACGGCGCTGGTGACACAGACGCTCTGTTCCTAAAAGTATTCTCCGGTGAGGTTCTTACCTCATTTGAACAAAACACAGTAATGATGGATAAGCATCAAGTCCGTACCATTACCAACGGTAAGTCTGCCTCGTTCCCTGTAATGGGTCGTGCGTCTGCCGAGTATCACACTCCTGGTCAAGAGATTAACGGCGGCAAACTGAAACACGCTGAACGTGTGATCTCAATCGATGACCTTTTGATCTCTCCGCAGTTCATTGCCAACATCGACGAAGCCAAGAACCACTACGATGTACGTTCAGTTTATTCCGGTGAGATGGGCCGTAAGCTTGGTCAAACTCTGGATAAGCACTTGCTTCAATTGGGTTGCCTGGCAGCTCGTGAATCCAAGACTATCGATGACGCTGATCAGTTCGGCGGCTCAGAGATCTACACTGGTTCAGCTACTATTCCGTCCGGCGATGACCTGGCAGATATGGCATTTGATGCCGCACAGCTCTTCGATGAGAAAGACGTAGCAGATGACGGTCAACGCTATCTGTTCGTTCGTCCTCAAGAGTTCTATGCAATGGCGCGTTCAACCAAGATCCTGAACCGTGATTGGGGTGGCGAAGGTTCCTATGCGGGTGGCAGTGTAATCCGTGTAGCTGGCTTGACCATCGTTAAGACCAACAACCTGCCCAAGGCTAACGTAGCTTCAGGCACTGTTGATGCAGGTACTGGCGATAAGTATGCCGGTACATTCGCTAACACTGTTGGCCTGATGATGCATCCGTCTGCCATTGGCACCGTGAAATTGCTTGACCTGGGTATGGAATCCGAATACCAGATCTCCAAGCAAGGCACTCTGATGGTTGCTAAGTACGCACTAGGCTCCGGAATTTTACGGCCTGAGTCAGCCATTGAGCTGAAGACCGGCGTAGCATAATCATCCAGTAGTGGAAACTTAAATGTAAATCGAAGGGGAAGGTCTAATCGGCCTTTCCCTTTTTTTGCTTAAACTTGACATTAGGTGTTTATATGCTTTCAGCAACCACAGAGCTAGAAGCTGTTAACTCCATGCTGACAACTATTGGTGAAGCCCCTGTCTCATCCCTTGAGAATAGTGGTATTGCCGATGCTGCCATAGCTTACCAGATCCTCCAAGAAACAAGCCGAGAGGTTCAGGCTCGTGGCTGGCACTTCAACACAGAGATTGAATTTCCTTTATCTCCTACGTTTCCGGATAAGCATATCGTTCTTCCGAGTAACGTCCTAGAAGTAGACACAGCAGGAATTGATAGCCACACCCAGGCAGTCCAACGGGGTAACCGCCTGTATAACCGTAAGGAAAATACCTACGAGTTTGATAAAACAATCAAGGCTGACATTATTATCCAGCTCCCTTTCGATGAGGTTCCACAATATGCCAAAGGGTATATCGCAGTGAGAGCTGCTCGGATCTTTCAGCGTAGGGTAGTTGGTTCGTCAGAGCTTGATAGCTTCACAGCTCAACATGAAGTCCGGATGCTTGTTCAATTAGAGAACGCCGAGGCCCGAACGGCTGATCTTAATGTGTTCAACGGTAATGAATCCATCTTGAGGGTACTAGACCGATGAGCCTTATTACAGCCAGTATCCCCAACTTGGTGAATGGTGTAAGCCAGCAACCTCAAACTCTTCGACTGGCATCTCAGGGAGAGATTCAAGAGAACTGCCTGTCATCTATATCCGAAGGCCTGAAGAAACGCCCCGCTATTCGTCATGTTGCCAAGATGCTGGACAATAAGATTGGTGATGCGTTTGTTCATGTGATCAATCGTGATAAGAATGAACGCTATGTGGTGACGATCTATAACGGTAACATCCGAGTGTTCGATCTTGAAGGTTATGAGATGGTGGTTAATAAGCCTAACGGTTTGGGTTACCTCTCAGTGAGTTCTCCAGCAGAAGACTTTGATACGATCACTGTTGCTGATTATACCTTCATTGTTAATAAGCAGTTGACAACCGAGAAGGCTCCCGATGTTGTAGCCGCTAGAAACGCTGAAGCTATGATATGGATTAAGCAAGGTGCCTATGGTGCCACGTATACAGCTACCGTTAATGGTGTGACAGACTCTTATACAACACCTAATGGCAGTGATGCTTCACACTCAGTAAACATCGCTACGGACTTCATCGCGGGTCAGATACGGGCTGGTTTGGATTCTAAACTAGGTGGTGGTTATGGCCTCTCTCAGCTTGGCTCAGTCATTTATATCTATAGGACTTCAGGGACACTAACCGTATCCTCAAGTGACTCCCTGGGTAACTCAGCGATTCAAGCCATTGGTAAGAAAGTCCAACGGTTTGGTGACCTACCTTCGGTTGCCCAGCCAGGCTTTGAGGTTGAGATTAGTGGCGACCAGTCTTCAAGCTTCGATAACTATTATGTCAAGTATGAAGATCATGTGTGGATTGAAACAATCAAGCAGGAGCAGCCGTTAAAGCTTAAGGCCAGCACAATGCCTCACGCTCTTATCCGACAGGCCAACGGTGAGTTCACCTTCAGAGAGATCGAATGGACAAACCGGAAGGTTGGCGATACGACATCCAATCCGTTCCCCTCGTTCATCGGCACATCTCTGAGTGGTATCTTCTTCCACAGGAATAGGCTTGGTGTGATTGCGGGCGAGAATGTGGTGATGTCCAAAGCTACAGACTTCTTCAACTTCTTCCGTGGTACGGCCACACAGGTACTTGATGACGATCCAATAGATGTGGGTGTGTCTCACGTTAAGGTGTCTATCCTACGTCACGCTGTCCCCTTCAATGAAACCCTCCTGCTGTTCTCTGATCAGACTCAGTTCCAGTTGGGACGTTCAACAGTCCTCACTCCAGATACTGTATCGATCAACCAGACGACAGAGTATGAAGCTTCGTTGATGGCTAAACCTGGTGCTGCCGGTAGATTCGTCTACTTCACAGTCAACAGGGGTGGCTTCTCAGGTGTCATGGAATACTTCGTGGATCGTAACACAGAGGTTCAAGAAGCAGCCGATGTAACAGGCCACGTTCCTAAGTACATCCCAGGTGATGTCTTCAAGATAGCTGCCAGCTCCAACGAGGATGCTTTGGTACTCCTAACATTCCAAGAGCCTAACGCTGCTTACGTCTACCGGTACTACTGGTCAGGCGAAGAGAAGATTCAAGCGGCTTGGTCTAAGTGGACAATCCCTGAGGGTGAACGAATCCTTAACTGTGAGTTCATTGAGTCAGATTTATATCTGGTGATTGAACGAGAAGACGGTGTTTATCTTGAAGTTGCCTCATTGGAGCCTGGGTATAAGTCATGGGGAATGCCCTGTGCTGTCCATCTGGATAGACTGATAGGCGAGAACTTGGTGACTGATGCTGAATATGACGGTTCAAGCACCTCCTTCTCTCTTCCTTATAAGGTATCCGAGGGACAAACAGTTACTCTGGTGATTGTAGGTGAGGACGGTAAATATAAGAAGGGTGTGACGATGGAGCCTGAAGTAGATAATACAGGGGTTACCACAAGGCTCACCTTTCCCAATAAGGATGTAAGGAATGAATACTTTGTTATCGGCACTAACTACTCAGCTAAGTATCGGTTCTCTCGTTTATCTCTTCGTGAGAAATCTAACGGTGGTGGTCAATCAACTGTTAACTCTGGTCGGACTCAGATCCGGAAAGTAAACTTGGAGTTTGCAAAGGCTGGCTACTTCAGGGTTGAGGTTACACCTTTCCAACGGCCTACCTATGAGTATGTATTCTCAGGTCGAAAGCTGGGTTCCGCTAAGAGTCCAATAGGTGATGTGTCCATTGATGATGGAACCTTCTCCTTTCCCGTACTCGCACAGAACTCTAATGTAACCATCGAACTGATAAACGATTCATACCTACCGGCCTCTTTTCTGAGTGCTGAGTGGGAGGCTTACTACACAACCAGATCAAAGAGGGTCTGATAATGAAAACCATGACAGTGAGATTGGCAACGGAAGCTGATGCACTGTCTCTCGCAGACCGCCTAAGGGAAGCTGATAAGCGGGAGATCATTGCGGCTATGGGGGTTCCAAAGGAGAGCCTTCTGTTAGGCGTGAAGTCTCCTGATCCTACTTACGTGGCAGTAGATGAGGAGGATGTACCACAGATCATATTCGGTACAGCACCTTCCCCCTCTCCTGTCCTTGGGTTCGTCTGGATGATGGCCTCTCCTGAAATCAAAGAGTGTTGGGTAAGGCTTCTGCGAGAGACACCGCATTGGATCGATAGAATGTCCGAAGGCTATGAGGTCTTGGGAAACGTGGTTCATGAGGAAAACTCAGTTCACATTCGCTGGCTCAAATGGGCAGGGTTCGTGTTTCTCCGGAGGGTCGAGTTCAACGGTCACTTCTTCTACGAGTTTGCCCGAATGACCAAACCCACAGGAGAGTAAAATGTGTGAACCAACAACCATTATGGCAGCAACCATGTTTGCCACTTCCGCCGCGAGCCAATACCAACAGTATCAGGTGGCAGGAGCTAAGGCTGACCAACAGGATGCCCTATACGCCAGAAACAAAGGGAACTCCTTTAAGGCACTGGCTCAGGAATATGGCGACATTGGCGCTCGGCAGTCTCAGGAACAAGCAGTTTCCTCTGAGAATAAAGAAGAGATTGCTAGGAATGAAAGAGCCAAACGTGCTTCCGCTATTGTACGTGCCGGTGAATCCGGTATCTCAGGTAATTCCGTAGCCTTAGGCTTAGGGGATATTTCAGGGGCTGCAGCAAGAGATAGATCCACAGTCACTAGAAACCTTGAGTGGACTATGGGACAGCTTCAACGGAGAAAGTCTTCCGCTAAAACCGGCGCTGTCAATCGGATTAACTCTATGCAGAAAGGTCAAGCACCTTCTAGCACTGCGCTGGGCCTTGGTGTACTAAACAGCGGTGCCTCCAGTTATATGCAATATGAATCTACTAAGCCAAAAGATCCAAACTAAGGAGAAAATGAATGGCTAACATATCTGGCCTACCAACTCTCCAGCGGAATAACTCCAGCAGGAACCGGAAGGATGGCCGCAAGGGTCGAACCAAACAGACGAACCGCCAGGTGTCCCTACGACCCACAGCCTCCGCAGGTCAGTATTATGAAAGGCCTGGGCGTAACCCCGTAGGTAATCAGGCAGAACAGATCGCTACAGCCCTCGGTAACCTCTCTCCGACACTCGGTAAGATTGGTACTTACATGGCCGATAAGAAGCGTAAGGAAGCTGAACAACAGGCTCAAGTAGAACTCCAGCAGTTATCCATTGATGATGCCAAAGGTATGGTTGACAGCGGTGAGATGGCTGAGTATGACAACCCCTACTTTCAGGAAGCCTTCCAGCGTCAATACGGTGTTCGGTTAGGTCTTCATGAGGGACAGAAGTTAGCGACTAAGTTCAATGACTCCTACGACCCACGTCAAGGTGGTGTGGAAGACTTCATTGCTCAGAACATGGAAGCAGATATTGAAGGTATCCAGCAGAACCCCTTAGTTGAGGGAGGCTTCTCAGATGCTATGGAAGAGACTCTGGTTACCATCAGAGGCGAAGCTACCAAGAGAACAGCTACGGCTTACCAGAAAGATAAGCTGGATGGTGTTTATGAAACCTTTGATTCTGAACTTAGCCAACGCTTAAGCAAGGCTGGCAATAAGAAGGAACGTAAGGAAGCAATAGACTCAGCCTATCAAGCCATCCGTTCCCATTACCCTGATAA